CAATAAGCATTGTATTATTCCTTAATTCAGAGCCGGCAACAGAAACAAAATATTTATAATTTTTTTTTAATTTGTCCAATGGAATATTTTTACTGGATGAAAGTTTTGTAGGAAACAACATTTTTTTTAATAGATTATTCTTTTTTCTTTTTAGAAAAAGAATAATCAATTTTACACCTTTTAACATTTCAAACGCCGTTTTTTTAATAGTATGAATTAATATTTTGTTCAATTTTATGAATAAGTGTTTGAAAATCATAATCATCCATAACATTGCTACAAACTAAGGTAGGTGGCCCTGTTGAACCAGGAAAATATTCATCTGGAGGATAAAATAGTTTATAGTTTTTTACTATACCGTCTAAATTACAATTTATTTTTTCTTGATTTTTACCTTTGTAATTTTTAGTTTCTTTATTAATTACACTACCAATTATATTATTAACAGGGAAATAATCAAAATCATGGATAATAATAATTTTAGCTTTATTTAAATAATATTCAAAACAACATTTTCTTGATAACCAAGGTGATGAATCAAGAAACACAATTTCAAAGTCATTTAAATTGTTTTGCTTAATAAATTCTACCCATTTATTACCAGTTTCTAAGTTATCATCATTACCTGCTTCTATATGGTATAATTCATGAAATGAATCGGCCAACTCTTTATATTTATTTAACCATTCTAAATTAGATTCAAGAGATACTAATTTTCTGTTAGTATTTTTTATTTGTTCTTTTATCATTTTTGTGCTTCCGTCTCCACAACCACATTCTAAAATATTACCATTTGTAAGTTTTATTATTTCAATAAAGAATGGTTGATGAGTATAGTATGGATGAGTTTTATAAGTTTCCATTATATTCTTATTTTTTATTTTTTATTTATAAAAATAACGCAAATTATAAATTAATCGGCGTTTAAAATGTAAAAAGGTGTAATAGCTTTGATAAAATTTCCTCTTATTTCTAAAAAAACAATAAGCATTGTATTATTCCTTAATTCAGAGCCGGCAACAGAAACAAAATATTTATAATTTTTTTTTAATTTGTCCAATGGAATATTTTTACTGGATGAAAGTTTTGTAGGAAACAACATTTTTTTAATAGATTATTCTTTTTCTAAAAAGAAAAAAGAATCATCAATTTTACATCAACGAAAAATCTCTGGGGGGCTATAGGTTAAAAATAATTAACGGGTTTACACGTTTGCAATGAAAGGCGATCATTCCATCAAATGATTAATTTTAGTAATATATTCTTTTTTGATATTTATATTGTATTTCAAACAATGTAAACAAATTTTATTTATATATTTCAAAAAAATAGTTTCAAATTCTTTTTCTATATCTAAAAATAATACAACCCTTATGGTATTTGTATTGTTTTCTACATAGTGTTCGTAACAATCATCAAATAAAACATCCTCACCTTCTTTCCAAATATATTTAGTACCGTCGACTACTATAAAACATTCTGTATTATTATTTTTATCTGTTATTAAAGTTAAATGATATCTTAAAACGCCATTATATATACCACAATGTTTAGGAATTTTTTTCCAAGGTTCTAGAATACTAAACATAGCAGTCGTGCAACCAGGTATTTGTAAAATTAAATCATAAGTCAATGGAAAATATTTTATATTGTTTGTAAAATTTCCACAAAGTTTCAAATATATAACATACCAATTTGAATCAGAAATATCAATTATAGCTTGTTCTTTATCAATATCTCTCATACGAATTAATCTTTTTTTTTCAATATTGATATATCTGAAATATTCATCTCTGATATTTTCATAATTGTTTCTCAATTTGATACACCAATCCATTTTTTTTGTATCAAAAAACACTTTTTTTTCTTCAGAATATTTATTTATTGAATTGAATGTATTTGCCAAAAGATAAGGACTACAATTCAACAATATGTAAAAAATATTGATAATTAAAAATATAAGTGATAAATAAAAAAATGAATAATTCATTACTATATATAAAGGAATAAAAATTAATAAAAATACAGCAAATTGTAGAACAATATAAATGATATGTATTATATCTAAAAATAACTAATCGGATCGACTTGATCATACATACCAGGAATATAAGATAATTTTGGTTGGAAATAATGGGGAACAAAGACATTGTTTTCATCGTATTTTCCAGATTCTACTGCCGATTGTGTATATAATACTCCACCCCAATTTGAGTCCATCGGATTTTCACTCACTGGTGTAGCCGCAGTAGAATCGTGTACTTTATCAATAGAAGTATATGCTCCTACATATAATCCAGTAGGATCAAACCCAGGATAATTCCCTGCATTATAAGGAGCATTTAAACGATTCGCATCTACATAATTGGCCAGTTGATAATTGTTTTTACTATTATCCAAAGTAGGAGATATAGGTAATACAGTTTGTGATGAATATGGAATAGACATAACAGTGGCATTCACCTTTTTTAAATCAAACGGATTTGTTTTGCTTTCACTTACAGACGATAAAAAAGCAATTGCAGGTGTAGCGCCTTCTGGATTCAACGGGCTCGGTCTCATTCGATAGACGTCTTGTCCTTGTGCGTTATTTTCTTGTTGCAAAAACAATACAGGACATTTAATTCCGTATTTACGTTGTGTTTCTAAATAATGGATATATTCATCTAAATTATAAAAAGGCAAAGGATTTATACCATCTTGTTCTGGAACATTTGTATTATATAATAACAATGTATTACCCTTTTGAATCAATAAATTAGGACAATCTGGAGTAGAAGAAGGGGTCATTGATTCTACCTTTTTAGGATTATATACGGCATAGACATACAATCCCAATATAAATATAAGAATTAATAACAACATAAATATTTTCCTAATCATTTTCATATATATTATTATCACGAAAAGATTTTTTCTATGGAAATATATATAAAAAACAAATATGAATGCTCCAGTCGCTTACAAATATCATATGGGAAAAGTATATGCAAGTTGGTGTCCTCATTGTATAACATTAGAACCCAAATGGGACTATATGAAAAATTATTTTCAGAATAATAACAATGGCGGAAAAGTGAATTTCATTGAAATTGAACAATCACAAATGGAAGACGAAATTCCCAAAATTAATAATGGTATATTAGCCAATTCAACCGAAAAATTATCGGCAGACAAAGGATTTCCAACGATTTTTTTTGTAGATGGTGACAAATTAGAGTATTACGAAGGACCACGCGAATCAAAAAAGATGATACAATGGGTTTCTTCTAAAATGCGTAAAATGAAAAAACCGAGAAAAACAAAGAAAATGAGAAAAATGCGTAAAAATAGAAAAACAAATCGTAATCGTCATTCAAAATAATGAAAATATTTATTAAGATATAAAAAATATCCGATGAACGACTCAATTTGATTACAAATCCTCCTAATCAATTTAGTTATGAAAATATAGATTGGAAAAAATAAAAAATATTCGGTTTTATTATTATTTCTTTATTAATTTAGTATTCTTTATAAATATTCGAATTATTACTGAAACCCGATTTCTGTTTTCCAATGGGTGTTTTTAAATAATACCACTTATCAACACGTTGTAATTGTTTCCATATTTGATCGTTTGCATATATCCAATGTGAACCCGTTTGTAGCAATAGAGGCAAAGCATATTCATAAAGATCAATTAATTTTTGATAATAATAATTTGCTACAATATAGCCTGAAGCATTTGTTCCTTCTAATAATCTATTTATTATTTGATTTTCTGGCATTTCCTCCATTTTTTCAATATTACCATCATTATAAGAAAGAAAATATACATCATATTCATTTTTTTGTTCAAACAAATCAATGATTCTTTGTTCGAACTCTTCTTTTGATACAGTAAAAATAAAATCATCCTCCAAAATAAGAATATTTTTGTAGCCTTTTTGTTGTGCTATTTTTAATACATTTAAATGAGAATACCCACAACCAACTATACCAAAATCGTTATATATTGCTGGATACCTTTCTGCTTCAATACCATATTCTTGTAATAAATTTTCTAGATCTTCTCTACGGTCTTGACGAATATCTAAATTAATATAGATGACTTTGTCCACATAATTATGTATAACTGATTTTGACATTTATACATAATTATTTAATAGTATTATTTAAATGGTTATTTATATATAATAAAAAAATGTATTATTTCCATCGTCATCAAATATTTTATATTCGTTTTGTTTCATAAATTCAAATATTTTTTCTTTTTCATAACCAAAATATTTACTAGAACAATGATTTGTTTCAACTTGTATAAGCGGTTTATATTTTGTAATCAAATCAATTCCTCCTTCTAGAACTTGTAATTCAGAACCTTCTGTATCAATTTTTATAAAATCAACATTTTTATTTATTTCTATATCATCTAATTTTATAACTTCAATTGAATTTATTTCATTTTTATCACATTCTTGAATATAAAAACATCCAGAATTTCCTCCATCGTGTGGTATAACTTTACAAAATGTAGTTTTATTATATACACCTTTATTATATAGAGCAATATTTTGTACATCATTTAATTTTATATTTTCTACAAAAAAATTATATGATTTTATATTTGGCTCAAATGCAATAACATTTGAGAATAATCTGGAATAGGGCAATGATGTAGTTCCTATATGACCACCTACATCAATACAAATATTATTACGTGTTGGATATAATTCCAAATAAGATTTTACAATTCCTAGATCTCTTGGATATGGTTCAGATTTACCATTATTTATATGCCATATGAATATTTCATCATCTGTAAAATATTGCAAATTATCGTAAGTGGCAGTCATATAAATAATATTTTAGAGTATTATTTATATTATTTAAAAACAAATTAAATATTTATATTATTTTACTATTATAAATAAATATGGTTGAAGAATCCTATTCTATTATAAATCATAATATATATGTATTTTGGACGGGTGATAATGAAATCACATCAAATCGTTTGAATTGTTTAGAACAATTACGGCAGATTACTGAATGTAATATTATTTTAGTTACAAAAGATAATTTGAATGAGTATATTTTACCCGAACATCCTCTGCACGAAGGATATCCGTATTTATCTCCTACACATAGAGCCGATTATTTAAGAACCTATTTTATGCATTTTCACGGAGGCGGTTATTCAGATATTAAAATTCCCACGGGAAGTTGGAAACAAGCATTTGAAGATATTCTTCAAGATAAAAATATTCTTATTAATGGATATGCTGAATTACCCCAATATAATTTAAAAGGGTATATTGGTAATGGTGCATATATTGCAAGACCAAATACAGAATTTACAAAAGAATGGTATGAAAAATTATTACAAAAAATGGATGAAAAATTACCAAAATTCAAAAAAGATGGATATATTCCGAGTCCTTCCCAAGAATTTGATGAAAATTATCCAATTCATTGGGAAGAAATATTAGGAGATATTTTTCGTTCTGTTTTACCAACATTTATAGAAACAAACCAAATATTATATAGTGTTCCATTACCAAATCTTGATTTCTGGTCTTATCGATAGATAAAAAAAGCGATTAATAATTTTCCAAAATACTAAAATCGTGAGAACCATAATAAATAGTAAATAAACTTTTATCTATTAAATCTAAATATATCATATACCATAAATTTATTTCCCACATTATATGTTTTTTCTCATAAATGGTAGAAACCACTTTTCCGCGCATCAAATCCGCAAATTTCAAAATGGATAATTTATCACCACCAAATACACTACCTGCAAAATACCAAGTAATATCCAAATAAAAATCAACAGGATTTATATCATCCCACGTATAATGATTTGCACCAGTGTACCATATATTTGGCATACGAATTGCCTGATATATTTTTTTTGTTGCAGCGATAACACTTTTTTCCAGTAATTCATCATTTTGAAACATATGATAGATTCCAAAATCAATCCAAATAAATTGATCTGTATTGAAGATATTTTTTTCAATGGCTTCTCTCATCCACTCCGTTTTATTACATTGCACCATCATATAATCAATTGTATCTTTATCTGGATTTTGTTTTCTTAATTTGAATTCTGTAATTTCATCTCTGTATTTATAAAAATAAAGATCTGATAACTCAATGGGAATAAAATGCGTAAGTGGATCTCTCTTAAAATATCCTATTTTTTCATTTGTTTCATAGATTTCTTTGTCAATAAAGATAATTTTTGGACTTCTTATTTGTATTAATTTTATTCCATAATCAATATAATTATCTAAATTTCTGTCTTTTCTCGTGGTTTGAATATTTAAAAAAGCGGAAACAATGGTCGTAGAACTCATATAATTTTATTTTATATTTATTATTTTATATTACTTTTTCAATTTCAAATAATACATAAAATTGAAAAAAATCTAAACATAAAACAACTAATAATATTATTATCAAAGAACGAACCAAAATATGAAATCTTCCTCCAAAAAACCAGTATCTATAAGTAAATCATTCAGATTGATTGATTTTTATATCTGTGATGAATCACGCAATGAGAAATCAAGTGATTCATCTACTGAATCATCTGATAGTGATGAATCTAGTGCCGCAGCGGCAGCCAATACAGATGAATCTCAATTAATGATTCAAATGTTTGGAATCAATGAAAGAGGTGAGACGTGTAGTTTATTTGTAAATGATTATCGACCTTTCTTTTTCATAAAAATCGGCGAAAATTGGACGCAAATCACTGTAAATACCTTTTTACAAGATTTAAAAAACAAATTACCCAAATATTATCATACATCTATTTTAAGTGCAAAAATCGTAGAATATAACAAATTATATGGATTTTCTGGTGGGAAAATGGATAAATTTATGGAAATTACTTTTCTAAATATGAATGTATTCAATCGTGTAAAAAACTTTTGGTTCTCGTATGATAATTCGAATGCTGAAAGAGAAAGAAGAATGCGACCTTATATATTCAAGGGAACTTCCTTAGAATTATATGAAAGTAATATTCCACCTCTTCTACGCTATTTTCATTTGAATAATATAAGTCCATCTGGCTGGGTAATGGTTCCTATTAATAAAGTGTCCATTCCTACCAGGAAAACAACCACCTGTAATTATGAATATAATTGTTCTTTCAAACATATAAAACCTTTACCAGAAAAAGAAACCCGTGTTCCATATAAAATATGTAGTTTTGATATTGAAGCAAGTAGTAGTCACGGAGATTTTCCGATTCCAATTAAAACATACAAACGTCTTGCAACCAATGTAATTGATGTCTTTGATAAACAGTTTAAATCACAAGAACTGGATATAGTGCAATCAAGTGGATTGTTTGAAAAAATAATAATGGCTGCATTTGGGTTTGATCATTTCAATAATATAGATTTAGTATATCCCAAAAAACAGCCTTCAAAAAAAGAAATAAAAGATAAAATTAAATTGATTTTAAAAACACCTGTCGATGCTGCATTTTCACTCGGCGAACAGGGTTCACGCGAATTATTGACAATTGATTCTTTGTTTGAAAAAATGAAAGAAGATCTAGCTGCTGCTGCGACATCTAACGACGACGATGATGATGATGGTGGTGGACAACAAGAATCAGCTGTCGCAATTTATAAGAAAAAATCAGAGAAAAAAACGGAAAAAACAAAAGATGATAAAACAATTCTTACTATTCTTGTTTCAACCGATTATTCGCGTGATGAAAAAATCAAATGGACAAACGAAATAATGACCTGTTTGTTTCCCAGATTAGAAGGGGATAAAACGACTTTCATCGGTTCTACTTTTATGCGTTATGGCGAATCAGAACCGTATTTGAATCATTGTGTTGTGTTGGGGAGTTGTGATCCAATTGATAATACAACGATTGAAACCGTGGATACAGAGAGAGAATTATTATTAAAATGGACCGAATTGATTCAAGAAGAAAATCCAGATATTATTATTGGATATAATATTTTCGGTTTTGATTATGAATTTCTCTTTCGTCGTTCTCAAGAAACCAATTGCACACAGGAATTTTTGAAATTATCCAGAAAAATAAACGATGTATGTGCAAAACACGATAAAAATGGCGAAATTACAAGTATAGAAAATACAAAAATTCAATTGGCAAGCGGCGAATATGATTTGAGGTATTTTAAGATGGCCGGAAGATTACAAATTGATATGTATTCATATTTCCGTCGCGATTTTAATTTACCATCTTATAAATTAGACGATGTTTCTGGTCAGTTTATTGCAGATGATATTAAAAAAATAGAAAACGAAGAACATCTAGAATATGGACCAATCACCAAATTGTTTAGTAGAAATCTTACTGGATTGAAAAAAGATGATTTTATACATATTGAAATAAGTGGATTTACAGCGGATTACTACCAAGATGGAAAGAAATTCAGGGTTCTCGATATTCACAGAAATATAGAAGATTTCAATATTATTTTAATTGAAGGAATCCACCCTCTTGGCCAATTCAAATCGCTAAAATGGGGTATGGCAAAAGATGATGTGACTCCTCAAGATATTTTCCGATTATCTGCTGGTTCAGCAAGCGATCGCGCAATTGTTGCGAAATACTGTATTCAAGATTGTAATCTCGTTCATCATTTGATGAATAAGATTGATGTCATCACTGGATATGTAGAAATGTCGCGTATTTGCAGTGTTCCTATTAGCTTTCTGATTTTCAGAGGACAAGGTATCAAACTCACGAGTTATGTGGCTAAAAAATGTCGCGAAAAACAGACGTTGATGCCTGATCTCGAAAAATCAAATGATAATGGTGGATATGAAGGTGCCATTGTTTTGCCTCCAAAATGTGCAATGTATATGGATAATCCGGTTGCGTGTAACGATTATTCATCTCTGTATCCTTCTTCAATGATTAGTGAGAATCTTTCACACGATAGTAAAGTATGGACAAAAGAATATGATTTAGAGGGAAATCTTATCAAGGAAACTGGAGAAAAAGATAAGCGAGGAAATTTCGTATATGACAATTTACCTGGATATAAATATATTGATATCGAATTCGATTCTTTCCGATATGTCCGTAAAACTCCGAAAGGCGCAGCCGAAAAAGTGAAATCAGGAAAAATGATTTGCAGATGGGCACAATTTCCAGATAATAAAAAAGGAATTATGCCTTCGATTCTAGAAGAATTATTGAAAGCACGTTCAGATACAAGAAAAATGATAAAAACGGAAAAAGATCCATTTATGCAAAATATTTTAGATAAAAGACAGCTCGGTTATAAAGTGACGGCAAATTCCCTTTATGGACAATGCGGTTCAAAGACATCGACATTTTATGAAAAAGACGTTGCTGCATCAACGACGGCGACCGGTCGTAAAATGATTATTTATGCAAAACGTATTATTGAAGAAGTATATGGCGATTCAACGTTTGAAACATCAAAATTTGGAACTGTTTTAACAAAAGCCGAATATGTGTATGGAGATAGTGTTGCTAATTATACGCCGGTTTATATCCGTATAAATGGAGAAATATGCGTTTGCACCATTGAAGAATTGGCTGAAAAATATGGACAGAGTGGATGGGTAAAGTGTTTGGAACCAGGTCGTCAAGAAAAAGAAGTATGTCATTTGGCAGATGTAGAGACGTGGACAGAACAAGGATGGACAAAATTACATCGAGTGATTCGACATATTTTGGCACCAAATAAAAAAATGATGAGAATAATGACACATACTGGATTAGTCGATGTTACAGATGACCATTCTTTGATTTTAGCAAATGGCGCGGAAATATCTCCAAAGAATGTGGAAATTGGAACAGAATTGATGCATCATTCAATTGATTTTCAACAAAAAATAAATACGGATGGTTTTTATTCTTGCGCATTTACAAATCAAATTGATGCAGCAAAACATATGATGAATATATGGTCAAATGGATATAATAAAACATCCATTGATTTACTACATAATAAATATATTATTCTTGCAGAAGATACAAATCCTGTTTTTAGCCCAAATGCAATCAAAAAGATAGAGAAAATCGACGATTACACTGGATATGTATATGATTTGACAACAGAGAATCATCATTTTGCCGCGGGAATTGGTAATATGATTGTCCATAATACCGATTCTGTCTTCTTTACATTTAATTTGGAAGATCCAATAACAAAACAGAAAATAGTAGGTAAAGATGCATTGGAAATAACGATTGAAATCGCGCAGCATTCAGCAAAATTATGCACAGAATGGTTGAAACCGCCAATGGAATTATCCTATGAGAAAACATTGATGCCATTTATTCTCTTATCAAAAAAACGATATGTAGGTATGTTATTTGAAGAAGATCCAAATAAAGGTAAATTGAAATATATGGGCCTCTCGCTAAAACGTCGTGATTCGTGTGATTATTTGAAAGATGTTTATGGTGGGATTCTGAATATTTTGATGAAAGAGAATAATATAAAATCTGCGGTCGAATTTCTGGAAAGGGCATTGAATGATTTGGTGGAAGGAAAAGTGCCGATGGATAAATTAGCTATTACAAAGGCACTGAGAAGTGATTATAAAAATCCGAATCAAATAGCACATAATGTATTAGCAGAACGTATTGGAAATAGAGATCCGGGAAACAAACCAAAACCAGGCGACCGTATAAAATTCTTGTATATTGTGAATCCTGAAAAGAAAGCCCTTTTGGGTGAAAAAATAGAAACACCTGAATATATTTTGGAGAAGAAGGTTCAGATTGATTATATGTATTATATTACAAATCAATTGATGAAACCTTTACAACAGTTATTTGGTCTAGCTTTAGAACAGTTATGGGAATTAGGAAAGAAGAAAGGAGCAATCAAAGAATATCAAAAGGATATGATAAAAATGAAAAAAGAATATGATGATATGGAAATATTTATGAAAAAGAAGGAAAAATATTGTTCTGAAAAAGTGAAAATTCTGCTGTTTGATAAATTCTTGAATCGTATTTATAATGAAAAAAACAAGATTCAAACATTAGAATCGTGTTTTGTTAGATCGAAAAAATGATTATATACGATTATTTGAAATATCAAAATAAATAGGAAATTCAAATATATATCTAGAAAGTGTAGATTCTAATTCTCCATTTTCTTCTGGAATGGAAACATTTTGGAAAATTCTATTTATATTTTCAACAATGGAATTTTCAATATCAGATAATGGTGGCATAGTTTCATTTTGTAGTAGTAGTCTTTCATTTGGTATAGAAGGTAGTCTTGGTATTCGATTTAAAGAAATATCTACATTTATTTCTCTTACTGGTGTAGGACGGGTATATGTAGTTAAGTCGTGACGACATACCGGGCAACGTTTATTTCGACGAAACCAATTACGAATAGAATCGGGCTTAAAAATATGTCCACAAAAAATGATTCTCATTACATCTTCTCCTACGACAAAATCCTCAAACGAAATCGGACATTGCATATCACGCATTTCTGTTGCATAGGGAACTATTTCAGTAGACTGTTCAATTTGTTGAATGGTCAATCCAGGATTGGCATTATTTACAGGAAAATTCATAAAAGAAAAAAGAGGAGCATTGTTAAATTGAGAAGTTCGATTATTATATCTTCTATTATTTGTTTCTCTGAAAGTATCTCTATTTCTCCTATTTTCTCTTGGTTCTCTTGGTTCTTGATTTCTTTCCATAAAATTTTGAATTGCTATAAAAAGATTACTCATATTTCTATTATATTCTAAATGATTCCTGTTATAATGGTAAGTAAGGTCACTCAATAATTCTAATTCTTGACGATAATGATTATTATTTTCCATAATATTAATGCCTTATAATTATAATATGTTATATTATTCTTTTTATTATAACGAGAGAACCAACATAAAGATATTTTACTATTTCAGTCTAACTGCCGAAAATAATAATGGATTTCTCAAAATATAACGGTAAAGGTTATAATGGATTGGTAAATTTGGGAAATACTTGTTTTTTAAATTCGTGTGTACAAATATTGAATCATACGTATGAATTAAATGAATATCTAGATTCAGAAAAAATCAAAAAAATAAAAAAACAAAATATAGATGACTGTGTTATTTTGAATGAATGGAATGATTTGAGAAATACTCTTTGGCAAAATAATGGAACCATTTCACCCAATAAATTTGTCTATCATATTCATCACATTGCACAAAAGAAAGATAGAGAACTCTTTACGGGATGGGCACAAAATGATATGTCTGAATTTCTCCTTTTTTTGATTGAATGTATGCATAATAGTATTTCTAGAGGAATTCGTATGCGCATTATGGGAAACACTGAAAATGAAACAGATAAATTAGCAGTAGAATGTTATTCCATGTTGAAAACTATTTATACGAAAGAATATTCTGAAATAATGGATTTGTTTTATGGAATCTATGTTTCTGAAATTGTATCTTTAGATGGAAAAGAAAAACACGTTATAAAACCAGAACATTTTTTCATTCTAGACTTACCCATTATTTCAATAAATGGTATTTCAAAATCTTTATATGATTGTTTTGATAATTTTATAAATAAAGAAGTTTTAGAAAATGAGAATGCTTGGTATAATGAAAAAACAAATGCCAAGGAAAATGTTCATAAACAAATTACGTTTTGGAATTTTCCTAAAATATTGGTTATTACATTAAAACGATTTTCGCCGGATGGTTCTCGTAAATTACAAAATTTAATTGATTTTCCTTTGGATAATCTTGATTTAACAAAATATGTTACGGGTTATTCAGCAAATCAATATTTGTATGAATTATATGGTGTATGTAATCATACAGGAGGAACTCAAGGAGGACATTATACAGCATTTGTTAGGAATAGTTCCAAAGAATGGATTCATTTTAATGATACAAATATTGAAATAGTAAAGAATCCAGAGATGGTAATTACACCAATGGCGTATTGCCTTTTTTATCGTAAAAAGTAGAGGATTTTTGAAATTTTTTTATGGTCATATTATATTATTATGTCAAGTAATTATTTTTATACACAATCTTCCGATAATGGATATATTCAAACATTAGAAAATGGTTCAGGATATCATCCTGAAATTATATATGCTCCCAAAACAAATCCTACTCCTCCTGTTCAAGTCGTGACGACTCCACCTCCACCTATAGTAATAAATACCGGGACTTCATCTCTTTCATCTAAGGAATTTGATTCTACAGTTGCAACTGCTGTTTCTAGTTATACGTTGAATATTAAAACAATATTAAATAGTATTTTCAATAATAATGATTTTATCTATCTATTATGGTTTTTAGCAATATATTTGCTTATATTTTTTGTTATTGGAATAATGAATGCAGAAGAAATTCCTTATACAACAGCTCAAATAATAGATTTTACTATATTGTTTATTGTCATAATTATTTCCATTATTTATTATTATTCTCTTCCGAATGAGGACAAAAAAGATCTTATACGCAAATTATGGGTTTGGACAGAAGAATTTTTTGAAAATCCAGTAACACTTTTTTCAATGGTCTTGTTTTTAATGATATTTTATCTGGCTGTTTATCTTTTTGAAATGTATTTTTCAACCGTAAAACAATCCCATATTTTGAGATTGATAGAACATAAAGTAGTGGGTGTTATTATTACAATTATAATTATAGATATATTCAAATATGTTTTCGGTATTTCATTAATCAATTTATTAAATAAATTCTTGTCTTATTTTTGGGATAATTTACCAGATGATAGTGTTCCACAAAAAACAATAGTGAGCCACGGACCTGCACCTCAACCTAAAAATGAAGTATTTAATATTTCTAATAACTTATATACATATGATGATGCTCAAGCCATTTGTAAATCATATGGAGCTCGTATGGCTACATATGATGATATAGAGAAGTCATATAATGATGGTGCAGAATGGTGTAATTACGGTTGGTCTGATAATCAAATGGCGTTTTTTCCTACGCAAAAATCAACCTGGAATAAATTACAAAAAGACGAAAAGACGAAAAATAATTGCGGAAGACCTGGAGTAAATGGCGGTTTTATGGCAAATCCATATTTGAAATTTGGTGTCAATTGTTTTGGACAAAAACCGGCGCCATCTCAAGAAGATTTAGACCGATTGAAAGAGCAAAACAAACCATTACCTGAGAATACTCAAGATACTGTGGTTGATAAAAAGGTCCAATTTTGGAAAGAAAATGCAGATAAATTATTGGTAATTAATTCATTCAATAATGATAAATGGTCAGAATATTAAGCATTCGATTTGCGTGTCTTTTTCACCGATTTACGTTCCTTTTCTTCTTTTCTAGATAGATTCTTTGAATTTTTGGATTTTTTGGAAATAGATACTTCTTCAAATAAATGATCAAATAAATCATCTGGTATTTCTGAATGAAATGATTCTTTTATATCATTATGTTGTTCTTTTTCAGGATGTTGTAAAACCAGTCCGATAGGAATACCAAGATGTTTGAAAATAGTAGCAAAAGATTCTTCAGTTGCCCCTTGCGATACTGTCATTTTATATTTTTCTAATATTTTATGTGCCGGACAACAACCAACCACTTCGTCTTCTTTCTTTTCAAATTGATATATCATATATATTTTACGCATATTTATTTTTTATCCATTCTACGTATATCAGGAGAACTCTTAATTTCTCGTTTTGATTTTAAATAATGAATAATATATTCTACTTGGGATTTTTCAGGTATAATTTCAGATAAACATTTTTCAATATAGGTATATGTGAGAGGCGGATATTCTCTTTTTTCAAAAAACACAATTTGACCATCCGTAATCTCTATTTTATTGGTTGCCAATTTCTTTTCATTTACGTATTTATATATTTCACCAATCAAATTAGATCTTGATTCACGTAATTCTCGTGTTTTTTCATTTATATATTTCATTTGTGTATCTATGAGAACCCATTTTTGAATATTATCAGAAAATTGTTTTTTTGAATCGACTACAAGAGCTGACGATGGTACACTCATTTTATGAAAAATAATAACTATTTTTAATTAATATAGATATTATTTATTTACGAACGCGGCGGGTTCCTCGAAAACGTCTAAATTTTCTCTTGGAAAAATTCTTTTTGCTATATGCCTTCTTTTTACCATAATATTGGTTAGCGGCAAGTAAAACAGCAGGAACAGCGACAGTTCCTAACATATTTCCACCCATAACAGCTTCAGGTGTAAGAGCGCCACCACCAGTGCAAGTAGGAACGTTATTCATATGAACAGTATTATCGGTATTTCCTGCAATAGGATTCACAGCGTGTTGAGGATTTCCAAAGACTGCATTTCCCCACGCACCCGTTGTATCAAAACCGGTATTTGTAGCACCTCCTCGTTGACGTCTTTTATTTCTCATTGATTTACTCATTTTACGTGGCATTCTATAAACTATAAGAATATTTTATTATTGATGTTTCTTATAATTTTTTAGAATAAGAAAAAAAATGGCTAAAATAACAAGAAATAGGAAAATATTATAAATACAAATGATCCAAATATAAATATATATTTCGTTATAAATAATATCGACAATTGGTTTCATAATTTCACGCACATATAATTTAATATCTTCATTTTGAAAAAAATCGATACAACTTTTTTTTATATTTTTTGTCGTATTCATTTAATTTTAACGAATAGGATTCCTAAATATACATATTCTTGTTTTTTCATTAGAATTTTTATACGAATAACTAGATATGCGTAAATATTTCATAAGAATTTTATACGATTTTTATAATAGAAAAATATCATAATGCAGGATATTTATGAAACAACATCCGATTTTGTATTCGATAATATAGTTTTGATTTCCCCTAAAAATATTCAAGGTGGTAATTATTTTATTAAATTTCTTATCAAAGATAAACCGCTTTATATTCAACCTCCTAAATGTAAAACAAAAAATGGTATCTTGAAATCGGCTTCTAAAAAAATGTATTGCGATTTGATGTTTACCAATGAAAATGAACGATTTATTCAATGGATGGAGAATTTAGAGAATTATTGCCATCAAATGATTTTCAAAAACAAAGAAAAATGGTTTGAAACCGAATTAGATATGCCTGATATTGAGAACTCTTTTACCTCTCCTCTAAAATTATTCAAATCTGGAAAATTCTATATTTCGAGAACCAATATTCCTTGTGCTTTAGGAAAATGTTCTCTTAAAATTTACGATGAAGAGGAAAATGAAATTCATTATGAAACAATCAAAGATAATATGGATGTAATGACTATTTTAGAGATACAAGGTATCAAATGTTCACCGCGTAATTTTCAAATAGAAATTGAAATGAAACAAATGATGGTTTTGAAGCCAGCGAATTTATTTGAAAAATGTATTTTCAACCCAACACGAAGTTTGAATGCTCAATCGAAAAATCAATATTCAGATAATAAAGAAATAGAACTTTCAATTGAGCAAAAATTAACCTCTATTGAAACAAAAGACGAATCCGTTTTGAAAAATTTAGGAAAAACAGATTCTAATTTGGATATAGAGATTCCCAAATTAAACCAATTAAAAGAAATAGAAAAAATAGAAGAACCAATAAACAATTCTCCTATTTCGGAAGCTGAAAAAGAGGAACCAGAAATACAGGAAATAGATTTTGATTTAGAAAAAATAGATAGTAATGAAACTGTTTTATTGAAAACGAAAAATGATATTTACTATAAAATGTATAGCGATGCTAGAAAAAAGGCAAAATTGGCTCGCGATTTAGCGCTTTCTTCATATTTAGAAGCAAAAGATATCAAATATAAATATCAATTAAATGATATTGAAGATAGTGATAGTGATTTTGAAGGAGAATTAGAAATGGAGAATTCATCGATTTTGTAAAATGTCAAATCATTTAGGGAAAATGTTATAGATATTTTAGGAGGAATAATTTGTCGTCCTTTTATTTTGATCCGTGTATTTACATTCAAAATAAAAGTATTTTTTGAAATATGGTATTTTCTTTGATTATAGCTTATACAAAAAACATTAGGTTCCTGAGTTTAGCAAAATAAAAATAGAATAATTTAAAAATAATTTTATCCACCGTTTATATAAACAAATGTTTAAAGATTTTCAACGTGGATTTGTCAAATTTTTTACTCTTGAAAAAACCATTTTGATATTGGTTCTTATTTTGTTAGTATGGGGCGTATCTTCTTACTCTTATTCCAAATATGGTAATGTTGATACTATGAGCGGTGGATATACACCCAATGCATATATGGTTCCTAGCTCTACCCCTTCTCACGTTATGGGAGCTATGAAAAATCCTACTGGTTCTGATCAACCTTCTCTTCACGCCACTGCTGCCCAAAATATTCCTACTTTGACATCTGGTTATGCTCTTCAACCTGTCGCTAATCCAAGTGATTTGTTGCCCGTTGATAACAACGCTGCTTGGGGTGGACCTATGAACTCCAATTTTATGTCACAAGGCAATATTGTTATGCCCGATTTGTTACAAGCCGGTTATCATATTGGTCTTGATACCATTGGACAAACCTTACGTAATGCCAATTACCAAGAACGATCTGACCCTATCATTCCTAAACAAGATGTAGGTCCTTGGTACCAATCAACCATTGAACCCGATATTGCAAGAATTCCTTTGGAAGTAGGCTATGGATGCAAATAAATAAAATTAGTTTTATAAATTTTTTAATTTTCAGTATCAGAAATTAAAAAATTTAAGTATTCAATAATTCAATAAAAGTATCATATTCTCCTTTATTGTGCAAATACACATTTTTTACTATTTTTTCATCGATAATTGATTTTATAGATTCCAATAATTTATCAAACCAATTATGTTTATCATTTAATACGTCTTCTTGAAGAATGCGAATTACAGAATAACCGTTTTGATTTGCACACTGTTGTTTGAATTTATCCCTTTCCATATTATCTTCAGGAGAAGACCAATTATTTACTTGTTTTCTGTGTTGGATTCCATCTAATTCAATTATAATTTTATGTTGTTCAATACAAAAATCAAAAGGAAGGCAGAATATATTTTTGCACCATTCTACTCTATATTGTCGAATAATAGTTGGAAAATAGCTAATTATTTTTTCATATAATATTTTTTCTGTTTTATAAAGACAATTAGGACAGCCTGATCTTTGTCCTAAATGGTTATCTGGTTTTTGAGAAAATTCTCCGTGTTCTAGACATATAATAATGACCTTTGTTTTATTATTTATATATTCTACTTTTGAATAATTATATTTATTATTATGAATAATATTAGCATCTTCTATAAATTGTTTTCCAGATTTTGTATAACTTGCCACACCACACTTTTTACAAGCTCCTGTTCTTCCTTTTGTTAAATGATTATGGGGTAATTGTTCAAAAAATCCGTGAATTTTACACCCAATTGTTACTTTTGTAGCATCATTTATATATTGCACTTTAGAGTAATCATACTTATCGCCAAACAATGCTTTACCATCAGCTATAAATTGTTCTTGTGTTTTTGTTTGACGTAAATAACAGCATAATTTACACCCTTTACCATTAAGATGATTTACTGGTGTTTGTAAAAATTCTCCGTGAATTTTACACGTAATTATAACTTTTGTTTTTGAATTTACATATTCAACTTTTGAATACTCATATTTATCACCGTGAATCAATTTTGCTTTTTCTAAAAAACTTTCATTTGTCATTTTTTTCTTTGAACAGCATTGATAACAACCACTACGAAGATGTTCTTTTGGATTTTGTAAAAATTCGTGATTTCCTTTTTTACATATTATGATTATTTTTGTTTTAGTATTGATATATTCTGTTTTAGAGTAATCGAATTTATCTCCGTGAAATGCTTTTGCTTGTTCTATAAATTCTGCTATAGTTTTTCTTTTTGACATTTTTATAATTATACTCCTCTTCTATAAAAAACGTAATTTTATCTTTATATATTTTAAAATAAAAATATATAAAAATATCCCCATTTGTCTAAATACAAATGAAAGTAAATCTCATAAGTTATTCAAAGTCTTGCGATCAAGAACAATCCATACAAGAATTGGTCGCCTATTGTGCAAGAGTTTCAAATCCGGCAAATCAAAATAATACTGGAACTAATGAGAAATTAATCGAATATTTGATAAGAAACAATCACTGGTCGCCGTTTGAAATGGTCAGTATTTGTCTCGAAATAGAAACAACGAGAGATATTATCCGACAAATTTTGCGACATCGTTCCTTTTCTTTCCAAGAGTTTTCTCAACGATATGCAGTTGCGGATTTGGGATTTGAATACAAAGAAACAAGAATCCAGGATTCAAAAAATCGTCAAAATAGTATTGAAACAAACAATCAAGAATTGAAAACCAAATGGATGAAGAAACAAAAAGAAGTCGTAGATTTAGTCCAAGAAAATTATAATTGGGCTATTCAAAATGGAATCGCAAAAGAACAAGCACGTGCGGTTTTACCGGAAGGTATGACACTATCCAGAATATATATGAATGGAACATTGAGATCTTGGATACATTATATTGAATTACGTTCCGGAAATGGAACACAAAAAGAACATAGAGACGTAGCTATTGCTTGCGCGAATGCAATTGACCCCATTTTTCCTATCAAACAATTATTATCATTATAATTATTCAATAGTGTAAATTATATAGCTATAATATAAATGATCAAACAATTCGAATTTCCAAATGGGTTTCGTGTAATTTATGAGAAACCTCAAAATTCCTTAAAATTAACATCCATAAATGTATTTTGTGAATTGGGTTCGGTTCATGAAACGAATAAAAATAGAGGTGTGTCTCATTTTATAGAACATATGTGTTTCAAGGGAACAAAAAAAATTCCTCAAACCAAAGATATAAATGCAGTATATGATAATATTGGCGCCTATTTTAATGCTTTTACAGATAGACAATATACTTGTTATGTTCTCAAATGCCAAGACCAATTTTTAACGAATTCACTTTTGGTTCTCTCTGATATGTTGATGAATTCAAAATTTAGTAAAACGGATTTTGACAGAGAAAAAAAAGTGGTTGTAGAAGAAAATATACTTCGGTCAGATGATCCCGTCATTCTATTAGATGATATAATTACAGCATTGATATATAATGGTAGTAGTTATGCTTTTCCAGTAGATACTATTCATTATCATACTCCCGGTTCTCTAGATTATGGAGAAACATTAGAAACCTATAAAAAATTCTATCAACCAGAGAATCTTGTATTTAGTATAGTTTCTCATATGGATTTTGAGGGTATTCTTACAATACTTAAAAAATCGCATTTTATGAGAAAATCAACCGCTGAAAGACTGGGTAAATATTCCGTGAAATTATCAATACAACCACAAGAAGGAGTTCAATATCAATTCACACATAAACCCGAAATTCATACAATGTATTTGAATATAGGGTTTCGCACTTGTTCTCAGTATTCACCAGATAAATATGCCATTATGTTTTTGAAGCATATTATAGGTGGATCAATGCGTAGTTCTCGATTATATACTCTTTTACGTGAAAACAATGGGTTAACCTATACAACAAAAGCATCCGCGAGTTTTTATGAAAATATGGGCGATATTCAAATTTATGCAGAATTTGATCCTAAAAAACTGATGAAAAACAATTCAAAATTAGGGGTTCTCCCTCTAATTATAAATATGCTGAATAATTTAGTAAAAAAAGGTATCACTGAAAAAGAATTATCCGTTTGTAAAAACAATATGAAAGGAAATCTACTTTTGAATATAGAAAATAGTGGTTCACAAACGTTGTATAACGGAGAACAAGTTTTACTTTTTAATAATCCGGATATTGTTCCTTATCACGCATTTTTTGATACTTTTTTGAAAAATATTACAAAGGAAGATGTCAATCAAATGATAGAAAAATATCTGAGAAAGGGAAATATGTCGGTTTGTATTATATCTGGAGAGAACCAGGCAACAAATAAGATAAAAAACATATGTGAGAATTTTATCGCCTAACCTATTTTTTATTTTGTATAAATTGTTTTTATGTCTATACTATATATTAAGGACCGCATTATGAAAACTCTAGAAATATTAGTTTATATTGTATTGATTATGGTAATTGGTGGTATTATATATGTTTATTTTAAAAACAATGATGATTTTCAATTAAAATGTATCGTTTCGGGTGTAGATGGAAACAAATATTGTGTGCGTGATCGTAAACGAATGCAAGATTCAGTAGATTTATTAGCGAATGCGACGAATTCCTGTAGAAAATTAGTTGATTATATGGGTGAAAAACACGCAGATAAAGAAAGTGTGAAACGATTAGTTGCCGGATTTAATCCACAAAAAATAATGGAAACGCTACCAAATAGTGTTCATACTGCATATAGTGAGAACAAAGGCGAAAAGATTGCGTTTTGTTTGAATAAAAAGAAAAATAAAAATATGGATGATTTGATTGATGAACATACACTTACTTTTGTTGCTATACACGAACTTTCTCACGTAATGACAAAATCCATTGGACATAAAAGCGAATTCTGGGAGAATTTCAAATTCCTAT